AAAATTTTTCAGACCTTTCAATAAATTGAATTCTTTTGTCTATAAAATAATGCATATTATCAGTTATTTCTGTTAATGGTATATGTACTTCATATTCATCATTATTAGCTATACCATGCTTATTTGTATTACCTTTAAAACAAGCATATTTACCATCCACCCACATAGTGTGGATATGTTTTAATCTTATATTATCATCCATAATTTTCTATTTGTTTTTCTATTGCTATATCTCTTGCTTCCATAACCGTTTCATTTATAATATAAGTAACATCAGCAGGAATTTTTAACATTATTTTTTGTCCATTTTCTGTTACGTATCCAACCATAAATGTTCTATCTATATCTATTTTATCACTATCATCTGGTTGCAAATATCCGTCTCCTTTTAATCCTTTTTCATATTGATAATCTGTTCTAAATAAAAAAACATCATCTTTAAATTCTACACTATTCATAGATTTGTTTTTTTTATTTAATGCTATAACAGCATCTGAATTTTTAATTATTTCGCTTATCTGTTTCATAATTTTACTTTATTTAATTCCTCTAATTTTTCTTCAGCTTCTTCATAGGTATCTAAAAAATATTCAGTACCATCTTCATAATCAGTAACTATATAATCAACAGCTTGTCCAAAACAAGATGCTATACTAACACCATTTTCTAAAGCTATATATACATAACCTGAATTTAAATTAAATCCAATTTCAAAGATTTCCTCATTTAATCTAATATCATTATATGCTTTCCATACAAGTTCTAAACTATATTTGTCTGAACTTCCCATTTTATCAAAATTTATTATTTCCATTTTATTATTTATTAAACCAATCAAATTCATTTTCCAAATCACTCCATGTAACATCTTTAAATTTTAAGCTACATACATCCATTAAATTTACCCAACTTTTTCCTAAATAAGTAACTTCATATTCTCTCCCAGTATTATTATCAACTACAAAAGTCCCAAATTCTAAAGACTCCCAGTTTGTTTTTTTTGTTTTCATTTTATTATTTGTTTTAATTAATTATAATATAAAGATATAAAGAAATTTTTATAAAAACAAAAAATATTATATTTATTTATATTTTTTTTTGTGAGAATTATTTTGGATTAATTATGTTATTATCAATTAACATCTCTAATAATTCGTAAAAATCATTTTTTTTCATAATAACATACTCATCATTAGTAGCTCGTTTATGAAAAATTAATTTATATTGAGGTTTGTTGGGTCGCATTTCATCTATTATCTTATGATAAGATGGATTATTTTGTGTTGCTTTACATTGTACAGCAAAAGGGTCAGTAGATACCAAATCAATTTTAGCATCATCTATCATTTTAGAAGCATATCTGGAGGTTTGACAATATTTCCAACCATATTGTCTAAATTCCAAACGAATCTTTCTCTCGTAATCGTGTCCCTTTCTCCTGGATTTTTGTCCCGACATTTAGCAATAATACTAAAATGCCAACGATAAAAGCAAGAAAATTAAAAGTTTTTTTATATTTTAATATTTTCATTTATATATTATAATAAATTTTTTTTAATTTTTTTGGTATCATCATTTCGTTCTCTAAATAAAGCATATCCTAAATAACAATAATTTATTATGTCAGCAAACCTAGAATGGATAGGTTCGCTTTCTTGTAAATTAGCATTTTTAACATGAGCAAAAACTGATTGAATTTGCTTATCAAAAAAAGTAGCCCAAACTTTCATTTCTGAAACATTTAATCTATCAGCTGTAGTTTTAAAATTAGTTAAAACATCTTCATTTTCATTTGTGTATTCTGGTCGTTTAGCTAATCTTATTTCTTCTGCATAATTATTTAATGTTCTTAATAATTTATCAAATTGTTTTTGTGTCATATATTCTTTTTTAAAATTTCAAATTTTATTTGGTCAAGTGATTTAATTTTTTTTAATAATTCTAATTGTTTTTTTTTGGCTAATCCAATTTCTTTTAAAGTTGAATCTATTCCAAGATTACATTCTATAATAGCCATTTGATGCATAAGGTTATCTATTTGATTTTTGATTTTTTTATTAGTGTGATAAGTCCCTAATAATTCTCTTTTTTCATTTCTATTTAAATCTAAATTCATTCTAATAATTTAAAAAGTGGTAATAAAATACCTTTGCTTGTGTTTTCATCTCCTCCTCTTACATCTCTAGTGGTTGCTAAATATGGTCTGCATAATTTTTTTAATTTTTTGGTAGATATTAAAATTATATTTTCATTAGATATAATAAAAGCATACCAAATTGATTGAGTTTTTATTAAACCACTATCCTTACCTCTACTAGAATATTCAATAAAAATATTTCCAGTTTTCATTGCTTGAAAATCTGTTTTAACTTCTATTTTATCTCCTTTTAATTTTAAAATTTTTTCTAAATATCCTTCTCCTTTTTGTCCTAATTTTAAATCATATCTAAAATCGCTGTTATGTTTCATATTATTAAACTTCCATCATTATTTTTATTATCCCAAGTGTATTGCGTTGCTACACCAGTTTGTTTATATTTTTTCCATTGTTTAAATGCTGTTCTCCATGCTAATTTACCATATTCAATCATATTATCTGACATAGAATAAACAACTACAGAAAATGGATGCTGATTTTCTATAGCAATAAATCTAAAATTTTCTGGTTTAAAACCTAAAGCCTCGCTATAAAAACATGCTTGAAGATGATAAGCATAATTATAAATTGCTTTTCTAAATGCTATTGGCGAAGCATCTTGACAAGTTTTTATATCCATAATAAAATCATTTTTTTTAATACCATCTGGTCTAATTCTGCAATCTATATTTTCAATCTTACCGTAATATGAAATTTCTTTTTCTGTTAAAGAAAAAAGAATTTCCATAGCTAAATCATTTTGTCTATAATTTTTAATTATCTTTTGAATGTTGTTATTTTCTTTATATGTAATAACAATTTTATCTGGATTATCTTTTATAAATTTTTCTTTTGTTTCTCTTCCTTTTATTGTTTTTAAATTTAAATCCTCTGGTAAGGTTTTAAGTTCATCTGTGCTATCTTCTAATAAAACACTATGAACTGCACTACCAAAATTCATTGATGCTGATGTAAATGGTTTTTGATTTAAATAATGAAAAACAGATTTTTTATAGATAGTTTTTAGACCACTAGCAGAAATGCTATTATGAGCATGGTATTGTTCATTACTATCCTTTATTTTTTTCATTTAATATATTGATGTAATATTTTAATTTTTTTAATGCTGAATCTCTAAGTCTTTTGTTTGCCATAGCAGCACCATTATATCCTTCGTCTTCTAAATAACCTATTTCTTTGTTAAATAATTCTGCAAAATCTTTTATTATATTTTCGTCTATTTTATCCATTTTATTAAATATTATATAAAAGAAAATAATCGGTCATTGTATAAACCACTTTGCAAATGCAACAACCGACCATTGTTCTTTTATTAAATTAAAACAAACTAAATTAAAAAGGAAGTTTTTCCTCTTCTTCATTACTATTTACTGATTGTTCAGTTTCTTTTTTATATTGAGCCCATGTTACAGATACATCTTTACCAAATTTATCTATCTCTGTTTTTTTAGACACATTTAAACGAACGTATTTAACGCCTTTAAATTCCTCAATAACTTGAGGATTTTCTTTAACTTTATTCAAGTTTACCGTAATGGAAAAAAATTCTCCATGTTTTCCAGCAACAGATTTTCCACTGCCTAAATATATTGTATCAGTCATAATTATTTATTTTAAAAGTTTATCATTATTACCATCAACCTTTTCTCCAGTAGCACACCAAAATCCAAAATTATATGCTGTATCTAATATATCATTTTCTGATACATTAGTTTTGCCAATTAATAAATGAAAATCAATAGCTGCCTTTAAAGAAGATTGTCTGATAATTTGTTTTTGAGTTTTATCTATCATATCTCTATTATTAAAGATTTTAAAAAACCACAACGAACCATTTTATTTAATTCGCTTATTTTAAAAGAGTTCGGATTAGTAAATTTATTATGCAAAGTCATTGGTGTAATTCCAATTCTTTTTGCTAAATCTAATTTAGTCATTCCCAGTTCTTTCAATCTGTATTCTAATTGTAATCTTTTTAAAAACATAAAATTAAAATTTTTATAAATATAATAATAATTTATATAAATAAAAAAAAAAGTATAGGAAATTAAAAAAAAATATATATATTTAGAATTGAAACAGGATTAAATCCTAAATTATTAATAAATAATTAATATTATTCTTTAAGGAATAATATTAATTAATTAATTAATAAATTATAATTATTAATAATTAATATAATAATACTAATCATTAGTTT